ATATTCGCTTGATTGAGAGTCAAAAAGAATTTACTGCAAGACAACACCAAGTTAAATTAAAAAAAATCTTACGAGCTAACAGCAAAAAAGGAATTGAAAAAGCATTAGAGCTTCTAGAAGGCTTTACACAACAATCAAACATATATGTTACGAAGGATGGGGCTCCATATCCTCGTCGTATAAAATATTTTGGAAAAAGTGTAACTTCTGGCTTGCATTCTTATGAGGAACCTGTTAAAGTGACACTATATGGTGAGGTTGAGGATGAATCAACGGAGATTACCCTTACTGAGATTCTAGAAACCTCTGGCAAGATTGATCCTGAAGATGCAGAGTGATCCAGAATAAATTCACCGCCAAAGATAAGATATGAACAGAAGGTAAGCACGGTAGAAATGATTTTTCAAACATTTGATGACAAAAAAGATTGTCTTGCAGTATATGTTGACGAAGAGCTTTATACAAAAAAGCTTCCTGAAAAGAGTCTCACTCACACGTGGGATTATTCTGAAAGTATGCCGGCTTCAACAATTCAATACGCCAAATATTATTGTGGGGGGCAGTCTTTAACTGAAGCATGCCCCCCACAACTAGTTGATGAGTGGGAATTAATTAGACATAAGCTGAAAGCTTTCCACACTTCAACAAAAGAAGTTAAATTGAATTTAAACGATTATTGTTATTTTGATTTGCTTCCTGTACACATACTATTAAAGTATGGAAAGATCAAAAATCAAATATCAGCTCATGTGTTTAAAAACTATAAAAAGCCAGATGATTATGACTTTAGAGTTAATATTGCAAAGATTTTAACAGAGATAAAAAATAGAAAATTAAATATTGATTTAAGTTCAATGAGAAACAGGAGATATGATTTTAAGGTCAGACAATTTCTTAAAAAACTTAAGGCAACGGAACCTTATATATGTTATAACATGTCTGGAACTAAAACGGGGAGACTGACGGCGACGCAGTTTCCTATTCTTACGTTACACAAGAGTTATCGTAAGATTTTAAAGCCCAATAACCATTCATTTTTAGAAATGGACTATAACGCAGCCGAGCTTCGTGTTATGATGAGCCTTTCAGGGAAGGATCAGCCGAAAGAAGACATTCACGATTGGAATATGAGGCACGTTTTTAAGAATACCAACACAAGAGAAGAAGCTAAGAAGAGAGTTTTTGCTTGGCTTTATAATCCTGAATCTAAAGATTATGTTTTAAATAAAGAATATGATAGAGATTTTGTGGTACAAAAGTACTACAGCGACGGCCAAGTGACAACCTTTTTTAATAGAATAATTGATTCGGATGATCACCATGCATTAAATTATATTATTCAGTCAACGGCTGCTGACCTATTTTTACGCCAAATGATTAAAGTATGGGAATATTTAAAAGATAAAAAATCTAATATTGCTTTTTGTTTGCATGACTCTCTTGTAATTGATTTACACCATGATGACGAGAACATAATTCAAGAAATAAAAGAATTATTTGCGGATACTGAATTGGGCCACTTTAAAGTAAATGTTTCCCATGGCAAAAATTTTGGTGAAATGGTGGAAAGTAAAACATGAAAACGATCATCGGTCTAGGAACTGCTGGATGTAATATTGCTGCTAGCTTTTCGAAGTACCCTCAATATAAAATATATAAAATCAATAAAGGGTTACAAAGTTCAAAGGATTGTTTTGATTTTCCGGAATTTAAAACTTTAGAAGAATACGAAAAGAAGTGCCCAAGCTTTAAAAAATTTTTTAGATATGTGAAGGGGGATGTCTTGTTCATTACTAGCTGTGGAAAAATATCTGCCGCTAGCCTGCGAATATTGGAACAAATAAGACACAAATGCAGTATAAGCGTTTTGTATGTTCGCCCGGATTGTTCTTTGCTCCCTGCGCTAAAAGTAAAAAACAATAATGTAATTTTTGGGGTATTACAAGAATACGCACGGTCAGGGCTTTTTAAAAGAATTTATCTAGTTGATAATGTTGAGTTGTCTAAAATAATTGGGGACGTCCCCTTACGAGAAATACACACTCAAATGAACGAATTAATATCTTCTACCATGCATATGATTAACGTCTTTAAACATTCTAAGTCTGAAATTGACACTTTTGATGAGACATTGGATTCTGCTAGGATATCAACTTTCAGTTTAGTTTCATATGAAGGAGGGGAAGAAAAATTATTTTTTGATCTTGACATCCCCAGAGATAAATGTTATTATTATGGAGTGCCTGAAGAAATGTTAAAAACTGATGGCACTTTAATGAAAAATATCTCAGAACAGCTTAAAATTTTGAAACAGTATGATAAAATAAAGGTCAGCTACGGGATTTATTCAACAAGCTATGATACACCTTATATTTATGGCTTATTGAATAGTTCTGTGGTACAAAATGATAATTTTAGACTTGACAAAGAAATCAATTTATAGTATTATAATAAAATCAGCAGCGTGAGAGAGTCATCACGCTGACTAAAAGGAGAAAAAAATGACTATTGATATGAAGAAAATGAGAGAGCGCAAAAATGCTCTTGAAAGTAAAGGGGGCAACAATCGTTTTTGGCGCCCGCAAGATGGGGAACAAACTATCCGTATTGTTCCTACTGAAGATGGAGATCCGTTCAAGGATTATTGGTTCCATTATAATGTTGGAGATAATCCCGGCTTCTTGAGTCCAAAGCGAAACTTTGGCGAAGACTGTCCGTTGGATTCTTTTGTGCGCCAGCTTTGGCAGGAAGGCACAGAAGATAGTAAGAGAATGGCGAAAAAGCTTTCTGCTCGTCAGCGTTTCTTTGCGCCAGTTATTGTGCGCGGAGAAGAAGATAAAGGGGTTCGAGTTTGGGGTTTCGGTAAAACCGTTTATGAAACTCTCTTGAATCTTGTGCTTAATCCGGAATATGGAGACATTACCGATGCTGAAGCGGGGACTGATCTTGTCCTTGGTTATGGAAAGCCAGCTGGCGCAACCTTTCCAGTAACTCAGATTACGCCGCGCCGCCGTAGTTCAACGCTTTGTAAAGAGCCTGAGAGATGCCGTGAATTTTTGGAGTCTGTACCGGACTTTGATGAATTGTTTGCAGCTAGCCGAAAATCTTTTGCAGAAGTTCAGGGAATGCTAGATGAATTTTTGTTGGGAGATGGAGATCCCGAAGAGAACTCCACCGAAACCACCAAATATGATGGTGGCACCGAGAAAGAAGCCACTAGTGGGACTTCCGTGGATAAAGCTTTCGCAGATCTTCTTGGCAGCTAATTTATAAACCGCAGGGAGGCATGGGTTTACAGATGCCTCATTTTTTTAGGCGATAAGGTGCCTAGTATAAGTCCAATTGGCCTCGAAACCTTAGATGCTATTCATAAGGAGGAATAATTATGAGTAATTTTTTAGTTGGAGATACAAAATCTCTAAAAGTTAATGACATCAATATTTTTGGAAGGCCGGGCCAACCGGGCCAAGTAGGGGTGGAGATATTGAGTCTGGTTAATCGTGAAACAAAGAGCAGTCAACTTAAGAAATATCTTAAGAATGGTTTTGACTGGTCAAAGTTTACTCCCCCCACAATTGCTGTGTTTCCTAATGGTGACGAATATCTTCTAGATGGTGATCACCGCCGAGGAATGTACAGAGTCGTGTTTCCAAATCGTACCAAGATGCCTTGTTATCGTATCGATGTTAAAAACGAACAGGAATATCACAAGCTTTTCTATGAAGTTAACTGGTCAAACCGCAAGAGTGCAAACAAAGATGAAGTTTTTGTGCACCAAGTCCTTGCACAAGACCAGAAAGCGCTAGAGATTAAAAATCAGCTTGTTTATACTGGCTTAAGCGTTTATGGTTCTCCTGACGAATTTGGCACTGTGGGCGCCCCAAATTCAAAGCGCATCTCCGTTGGAGCGTTTAACCGATGCGTAAAACATGGTTTAGCTAACGTAAAACTAGCTTCTGAGCTTTTAGATAGAGCGTGGTCCAACGATGAAAAGATTCAGGGTGAGCTTTTGGAGGGTACTACACTTCTATTCAAGTTGCATCCGTCTTTCAATGATGGCTCTGCCGTTGACAAGGACTTTAAACTTTGGTTTAGTACCTATGTGGCAATCCATACCCAGTATAATGCTGCCTCTGATTATAAAACCAAGGGAGGCCGAGTCCACCATAAACATGGAGAGTCTATTGCTCATGGGCTAATTGTGGATTATCGAAGGGTTACTGTGCCTAATGGTTGTTCTCTTAAACATAAGCAAAGAATTGTTAAGCTAAATAAGACTTCTAATCTATTAAATTAGTTTTTAACCACAGGGAAGACGTGGGTTTATAAATGTCTCAACTTTTAATATAGGAGGAAAATATTATAATGACTAAAACTAAAAAAGCTGCTGGCAAGCTTTCTATTGAAGATATGCGCAAACTTATCAACAAGAAAGCGGGACTAAACGTGGCACATAATTTAAATGAGGGTAGTCCAACAATTGTAAAAGAATGGATTCCTACAGGGTCGAGATGGCTTGACAGTATTATTTGTCGAGGCCAGCGCGCAGGAATCCCAATTGGAAAAATTGTTGAAATAGCGGGTTTGGAGTCAACTGGTAAATCATATATGGCAGCGCAGGTAGCCGCTAATGCCCAGAATATGGGGATTGATGTGGTTTATTTTGATTCAGAGTCCGCAATTGATCCGGGGTTCTTAGAGAAAACTGGCTGTAATGTTGATGATCTATTATATGTACAGGCAACATCTGTAGAATTTGTGCTTGAGACAATTGAAGAGCTTCTTGGGTCAAACGAAAACAAGATGCTTTTTATCTGGGATTCACTAGCGTTGACACCAGCAATCTCAGATATTGAAGGAGATTTTAATCCTCTTTCGTCGATGGCCGTTAAGGCCAGAATTCTTGCAAAAGGCATGTCAAAGCTGACAGTTCCAATTGCGAATAGTCAATCGACGTTTCTTGTTTTGAACCAGCTTAAAACAAACATCACCAGGCGCCCCTCAGAGGCCCTCACAACGCCTTATATGACGCCTGGGGGTAAAGCTATGGTTTATGCCTACTCGTTGCGTGTGTGGCTCACAGGGCGTAAAGCAAAGGCTTCTTTCATCACAGATGATAAAGGCTTTCGAATCGGTTCAGAGGTCAAGGTAAAACTTGAAAAATCACGATTCGGGACAGCCGGTAGACAATGTAATTTTAAGATCCTATGGGGAGATGAAATCGGAGTACAAGATGAAGAAAGTTGGCTTGACGCGATTAAGGGTTCACAACACTTAAATAATAGTGGCGCCTGGTTTGCTCTTACTTATAACGATGGTACATTTGATAAATTTCAAAGCTCTGGTTGGAAGAAAAAACTTGAAGATCCTAAGTTTAGGCAAAGAGTTTTAGAGATCATGGACGAAGAGATTATTATGAAGTTTGATGACCGTACAGGTTCAGCAGAATCTTTCTATGAAGAACGGGAATAAACTCTTTTTGCTTACTAATTAATAGTATTAAGGAAGGATAAGCCATGAAACTAAAACAATCGAGATTACAACAAATTATTAAAGAAG